CACGCTCAAGGGAGTAAATACCGCATCAGGCGGCACGATGAACCTCGCGCAGTGGGACACGTTGTGGATGAACGTCACGTCGGGCACGATCAAGCCGACGGCATTCTACACCACGCAGTCGATCTTCAACTTCTATGGGCAGCTCATCCGCCCGCAGGAGCGCATCACGAAATCCGCCTCGATGATCAAGGGACGGGAGTCGGGAATGCACGGCACGACAGGGTTCGAATCGTTGGATTACAACGGTCGGCCGATCCTCTACGATGAAAAGTCAACGACGGGCATCCTCTGGGCGCTCAACGAAGACTTCCTCGATTGGTACGCTCTCCCGTATTACAACGCGAAGCCAGTCGCCTATAAGTCGCAGATTGAGGGCAACGATTATGAGGCGCCGATCGGTCTTGGCTTCTCATGGACTGACTGGATCATCCCTGCCAACTCGGCATCGGTGGTCGGTCACATCTATTTCGGCGGCCAGTTCGTCTGCACCAACCCGATTCGTCAGGGTAAATTGACGGGTATCACTGGAATTTAGTCAATTCTAGGTAATTAAACCAAGAAAAAACTATGTCCAATTTACTCGAATATAATTTTCCCGTGATCGAATCGGACGGCCTTGTGAGCAACAAGGCCGCGACGATGGGCGGCGCGTGGACGTTCAATGGGGCGGTGACGCTGAATGGTACGACGACCTTTTCGGGTGCGCAGGTGAAGCAGGTGTATGGCTCTTCGGGCAACACCTCTCCTACCGCAGCCCAATCTGGCTCGACGTTCCTGTTTGACACTGCCGCTGGCATCACGTACACCCTCCCTGCTCCCATCGTGGGCGCAACGTATGACTTCGTCGTCACGACCTCGGTAACGAGTTCGAACCATAAAGTCATCACGAGCGCTGGAACGATCTATCTGCAGGGCGCGATTACGAGCGCGACGACGACGGCTTCCGTGTTTGAAAGCGTGACTGGGAGCACGAATATCTCGATCACGATGAACGGCACGACGACGGGAGGTTTGGTTGGCAGCAACTTCACCTTCAAGTGCCTGAGCGCGACATTGTGGCAGGTATCGGGCACCAACTTCACCTCCGGCACCACGGCCACTCCGTTCGCAACCACATAAAGTCGAAATAAATTAATCAAAAAAATCTATGTCTCACATCACTACTCTCGTGGGTCCGCAGATCGATCCAGGCCAGGATATCTTGGTCGATATCGGCGCGAACTCCGTGATCGCTTCCGTTGGGAATCCGACGCAGATGATCGGCACCTACATGGAAACTGCGGACGGCCGTGGCTTCCGTTACTGCCAGGTCGGTGCAACCGCTTTGGTTCCAGGCAAGCTGTATAGCGGTCCTGCTCAAGACACCACGAACCAGAACCCTTCTGGCGGTTTGGCTGTCGCTGCGGCTGCTATCGGTGCGACGCAGGTGACTTTGACTGGCTCGCTCACGCTGGCGCTCAACCTGATGGCAGGTGGCTTCCTTTCGGTGAACGTCACGCCAGGCCAGGGATACACCTACCGCATCAAGGGCAACACCGCAGTAAGCTCGGCCGCGAACTGTGTCGTTACCTTGGATGATCCGTTGGTCATCGCTCTCACGACTTCCTCAAAAGTCGTCATGACGAGCAATCCGTATACCAACGTTGTCGTGCAAGCGACGACTGCGGTTTCGATGCCCGTCGGCATTGCGCCGTTTACGACGCAAAATACCGATTGGGGTTGGTTACAAACGTATGGTCCGTCCGCGTATCTCAATGATGCTTCAACGACTGTCGGTAAGTCGCTGATGCCTTCAACGAATACCGCTGGCGCCATGATGACGGCTACGGCTGGCAACATCGTCACTGCATGGGCGATGAACACGGGTGTCACGACCGAATACGATATGTGCTATTTGGTCATTCACTAGGTTCGATATTCCCCTCCCGCGCCTCGAAAACGCGGGAGGGTGATGAGAGGGATCAAATTAAAGCGGCACCGATCCCCGCCGCGCGGTGAACAAAAATGATGCGGCATCACCACGCATCCAATACCATGAAAATAGTTAAATTCGTCAACGCAACCGATACCGATTTCACAGGCATGTGGAATGGTCAGAAAAAATTGGTAAAGCCAGGGCAATCGCTCTATATGGCCGATTACCTCGCATTCCATTTCGCCAAGCATCTTACCAACCGCGAGCTTACGAAAGCTGGCCTTCACAATTTCACGTCTCCAAAAAAGCCCGAAGAAGTTCCGCAGTTTATGGAACTCTTCAATAAATTCATCGTGCTCGACGAGCATCAGGACGATATGGGAGACATGGATATCATGGACGTGAAGCCAGTCTCAAAGCACGTCGAGGAAGATCCTAAGATGGCGGCAAAGCGCGGCGGGGCAACCACGTTGCGCGGCGTAGATGATCCCGATTTCGTCGATTCCGACAAGGTAAAGTCCGAAAAAGGCGATGACGAGGATGAGTTCGAAACGAAGGATAAAGTCGAAAAAACCAAAGACTGAATAAAAACCATGTCACCTATCGATAATGGCCAACGCTTCCACCAGACGGCGGCGATCGCGACAGGGAGTGCGGTTGCAACCGAAACTCCCGCTGCCACGCAGTCGGTCTATCTGACTGACGTTTCGGGAAGTTCCGATACTGCGGGCGCCACGCTTACCATCAAGGACGGCTCGACGACCATCTGGGAAGAGATCATCGGCGATACGATGCCCTATGAGCACGCCTTTGCGGTCCCGTTAAAAGGAACGATCGCCACCGCTATGACGGTGACGGTGACGGGTACGACTGCTTGCTTCGCAAATTTTGCTGGCGTTCTTCTTTAATCTCAATGCTCACTCTTCTCACCCCCCAACAAATAGAAAAAGACAGGAATAGTACTGCTGAAGAAATTCAGCGACGCGTTTGGGGGCTTGCAGAAGAAGAATCCGACCTCGTTGCTCGCGTGAACACTCTGCGCGATACCGAGCGCAAAGAAAAGGATCGCATCGCTAGGGACTTCGATTTCGACGAGAAAAGATTCAACGCCATCGTGGCTGATCTTCAGCTCAAGGTGAATGATTTGGAGAAGCGGCGAGAGCGGGCCATGAAGCCAATCGAAGAACTTGAAATCGAAGCCCGACAACGGATTGCAACGGTCGCGATTCGCGAGGAAGCGATCGTGTCGCGTGAAAAAAATCTGAAGGATCAGGAAGACAACTTACGGGAAGCGGTGGAAGGTCAAATGGAAACTGCCGAACTTCTCGCTGATCGAGAGGACGCCATTAAAAAGAAAGAGCAGGGCGTTTGGGCAGAAGAAAAGCGTTTAAAGAAATCGAATGAGGAACTGACGGCAAAGTGGGCAAGCTTCCATGCGGCAGTCTATGAAAAAACCGAAGAGTTGGCAGTCCGCGAATCACAGGTGCTCATGGATGCAAAGGCAAACGAGATCGTGCGCGAACAGCTGAAATCTCAGGAGCATGATCAGAATGCGCGTGATCTTCAGATCAAAGATCGCTATGCAACTCTCGTAAAAGCAACCGAAGAGTTTATGAAAAAACAACAATCACATGGCTAACGCAAAACGAGATGCCAATATGGTTCCCGTGAAGCTCGGAGCTTCAAACGCCGATGGCGTTACCCCTTTGATGATCCAAGCTAATCCATCTACTCATCAACTTCAGGTGAATAACGGAACGAGCGGATCTGATCAGGGAAAGCCGCAAGCCGAACGTGACCAAAATATGGTCCCGATCATGATGGCAGTTTCATCGGCAGACGGAAAAACACCCGTAGAACTCTACGTCGATCTTTCGACAAATCTTCTCTTGGTAAAATCATCTTAAATTTATGTCCGATCACGCCTCACGGGATAACAATATGGTGACCACGCTGTTGGCGGTTTCAAACGCCGACGGCATTTCGCCAGTGCTTCTTTGGGCTGACCCATCAAGTCATCGATTGCTGGTTCAAGTGAGCGGCGTGGGCACGAACTGGTCAAGCGCTGAAACGCCGTCGGGAACCATCAATGGCTCTAACGCGACATTCACGTTGGCAAATACCCCGACCGATAATCCCATCATTGTCGTGGGAGGTCAGACGCAAAATAACGGAAATCCCGTCGGCACGGGCGCCGACTTCATCATGACGACTTCCACGATCACTTTCCAAGCGGGAGCAATCCCGACGAATGGTACGTGGATCTTGGCATGGTATCACTACTAAAAAAACCATGAATATATTAAATAAAATTAAAAAGAATATTTCGGGCATACTCGTGGGAGCCGCCATCCTTGGTGCTGCCCTCATGGTTTCTTCGGTAGCGAGCGCGACTGTTTTCCCTTCCCAGCAAGTTGGGGCAAATCCCGTGAATGGTTATTATCTCCAAACCAACGGTGCGACCTCAACGTGGGCACCCGTTTCCGGTGGTTCGGGTTCTGGCACAGTCTTTCTTCTTACTGCGGGAAACAATCTCATTTCTCTTTCTCCGGCCTCAATAACTGCATCAGGCACAATCTCGGTCAACACTTCGACCCTGGCGACGTTCGTAGGAACTCTTGGGTATATTTCATCTTCTACAGGAAATACTCTTTATCTCCAAATTGCTAACAATTTATCAGACCTTTCTTCAACTTCTTCCGCGCGGACAAACATCGGATATTCTGGCGGCCTAAAAATAACTATTTCATCGACTGGGACAATCGGATTAACGACGTCTTCCATCTCCCAATTCAATAACGATTCGGGCTATACGACGAATACTGGCACAGTAAATTCTTTAACCCAAGGAAATGGTATCACGCTCACGCCAAGCACTATTACAACCACGGGAGTAATCCAGCTTAATACTTCAACGGTCAATGCATTAATTACGGCTTTTGGATATATCACATCAGCACCAGGGACTTCCACTCTTACGGCTGGTGGAGGCACGGCAACCGGCCCCGCAATAACCCTGGCAACTTCGACGAGCGCGGGAACGTTTAATATTGTGTGCGGTGTTTCAACCTGTACGATCACAATTCCACCTAAGAATGACCAATTCTACGCACCATCGACGACGATTCCAACCGTGTATGTCACTTCATTCGGTGGGATGTCCGGCATCGTAACGACCAACGCTTCGACAGGAATTGCAATCACGAATAGCGGCGGCGTTCACTCGATTCAGAACGTAGGCGTGACGTCGTTGAACGGAGCAACCGGCACCCTCACATATTCGGTTACGACGAGCGGCGCGGGGATCACGTCCACCGTGGCGACTGCGGGAGGCAATTCGACGACGACGATCACGAACACCGGCGTCACCTCATTCACCGGCCAGGGCTGCGTCACTGCGGCGAACTCCACTGGCACCGTGAACTTGAGCGTCACCTGCATATCGGGGAACCAGAACATCACATTCACCATCAACGGCGACGCCACGGGCACCGCAAGCGGGGCCACCTCGATCACGGACACCGTGACCGTCACGGGATTGAACGGTAAGGCATTGCCGGCGAATACGACCGGCACGCTCCAATACTCGCAGGGAGCCTGGGCGATCAACCTGGCGACCAGCTCCCTCGGGCTTTATGACGTAAACGGAAAACTGTCAAGCTATGGCGGCTCGACTTATAACCCGTCGCCGAACTGCGTGACGGGCGTGACAGTTTCACCCACCGGAACTGTCACGGGCACGAGTTCGAGCTGCGGCGGAGCTGGCGGCGGCGGTCTCGCATCGACGACTCCATTTACCGTGGGCAATCTGGCCATCGTCTCATCCTCGGGCGCGATCGCAACTTACGGTGGCAACTCTTGCGCCTCGGGCGTCCAGACGGGCATATCGGCATCCGGCACCGCGCTCTGCCAATCCACTTCGACGCTTGGTCTTGGTTCGGGTGGAACAGTCGTAACATCTTCGGCGGTTAGTACGGGTTATTATCCGTTCTGGGTTTCTAGTAACGGCCTTAGCGGAACGTCAACCGAAGAATCGGTGAGCATGGCGGGGACAGGAACGGGAACCTCAACGGCCTTCTTAGGGAATGTGTCGGTAGGCAGTTCCACGGTAGTAACCTCAACGGCAACCTTTTCCGATAACGGTTCATCTTCATTCAATGCAGTCATCAACAGTCCTTACAATGTCACGGGGACGCCCCATTTACAATTCGGGAACGGGAATGACGCAAACGATTGGGGGTTCGGCTTCGCGGGAAACCGTGCGATGGTCGGCTATACGACTCAGGATCTATTCGGTAACGAAGCTCTTGTTTTGAACGCCGGAAGCTCGAAAGGAATCGACTTTTACACGGCAGGGACCAACGCGCAGTTCCAGAGCGGAAACCTTGTCATGTCATTGGACACGAACGGTCACATGGATTTCGGAACGTCGTCTGTCACTGCGGTTGGAGGTACGGTGGTAGGAAACCCGATCAACGGAAAATTCACCAACACCGTTGCATCGACCTCTTACGGAATTACGTTCGCAAATGCTTTCATCTACCCGCCGGGCTGTATCGTGACGATAAACTCCGGCACGGCGGTTCTTATGAGCTGCAATACGAAAACGACCAACGCAACATTCACGGTTGGTTCGGCACTTCCTACAGGTACGATATTTAGCTATTGGTTCTTTGGTGCTTCAAACTAACATGAAAAAAACAATCCTATTTCTTCTCGGCATCTCAATCGCGTCAGTGGCCTTTGCGCGGGGACATCACACTCCGAAACCGGCACCGATCCCTGCTCCAACCGCTGCGAGCGGCTTCTGCATCAACTACGGAGAGTATACTCAGTCTTACGACCTCTCAGCCAACGGTCAGGTTGCACAAGACCTCGCGACGCTCAAGGCCGCGAACATCACCTGCCTTCGGCTTGCGTATTACACCTTCAATTTCGCGCCCTCCGAATCCTTGGCCTTGTTCGCGCAGTCAAAGGGCTTCTCCGTCATTCTCGGCGGCGGCTGGTGGGCGAACGGGTCAAGCGTGATCTCGCCCTCAAATCTCGCTACCTACACCTCGGAGGTCATGCAGCAGGCGGCGTGGGCGCAGGCCAATGGAATCCCCCAGATGAGCCTCGGTAACGAGCAGGAATATTACCTGAACGGAATCACCGATTCACAGTGGGCGTCCTACATCACGGGACTGGCCGCGCAGGTCAAAACGGTCTATTCGGGAAAGGTCAGCTATGAAACGTCAGGGGATTTCGCGGACGAATGGGCGACGCAGAGCCTTGGAAGCCTAGATCTCTTAGGCGTGAATCTCTACTGCGGTTATCAGTGCAACCTGAACTACGCCACGGAATTGATAAACCATTTCGGCGCGAGCCATGTCTACATCTCGGAAACGAACTGCGATATGACGAACGTTGCCTCATGCTCCAATGATGCGAGCCACGCAGCGGAAGTCGAGGGCGACGCGGTGCAGCTTTTGAAGCTCGGAATCCCTGAATACTATTTTGCCTATAGTGGCGGCTCAGCGGACGGCGTTCCTACTTATTGGGGGCTATTCAATGGGACGAATCTACAGCAACCATTAACGGCAGCGGTACTAGGCATTAAATAATATGTACGGATTCTCCGGCTACTTAGTGCAATAAGAACATGATTCAACTCACTCCCACCAACATCCTCTTCGGTATCGTCGTTTTGCAGGCGATCTTTGCGACCTACAGTTATTTCAAAACCCCGCAGATTAAAGGCGACCAAGCAAAGATCCGGCTTGAAGACAAAGTGGCCGATCTCGAGAAGCAGATCTTGGAAATCAAGCAGACGCACCTCATCAGCATTGAAAACAATATCAAAGATCTCTCGGCGACCGTGCACGATCTCCAGATCACGATTGTGAAATTGAACACTATATTGGACGAGCGGCTTCCGAAACAACAAAACGTCGCATCACAATAATAAAAACCATGGCACAATATCTTCCAAAACTTCGCGTGAAATCGGGAGAGGAGATCGGCAACGAGCTGTTCTTCGGCTTCCCTGATTTGCAGGAAGAATATCGCACCTATCTCGCGGCCGACACGGCGGTGGGAGTCACCGACCTGCTCTCGAACGGCGTGGACTTTGCGAACGGCCAGTACGTGGTGATCGGGCAACCGGGCAACATCGGGACCGAGATCGTTCAGCTGACCGGCACGCCGGGCGCGGCCACGATGCCATGATCAAGTACGGCGTTGGCGCCCTCTATATCCTCAACATCATCATCGGGTGGTACTTAATAATTAAATTTAGATAACCATGGCTGACACAACACCAAAACCTCTCATTTTCAACGATTGGAATAATGGTATGGCCGACTCGCCAGATTTGGGAGTGGGGTTGCTTCAGGATGTCTCGATTGACACGGTGCCAGGCGCCTTGATGCCGCAGTATGCTCCGACGGTTATGAGTCCAGTGAATAGCTCGAGCGTCTTCACATGGGATGATACGGTGAATAGCGGCACGGGAACAATAACGGGATCGTTTCCAGCGTTGCAGGTTGGCACCGCAATTCAGTTGACGAATTCTGGTGGTGCGGCGCCGACTGGACTTTCGGTTGCGACGACCTACTTTATCACCAATGTCAGCGGCAACACTTTCCAGCTTGCATCGACGCTCGCGAACGCATTGAGTTCCACACCGATTTCAACGAGCGACAATGGCTCGGGTACGAACACCATGGCGACGATCAATTTCGGCACGGCCATGCATTCCGTGATGAACCCGAACTCTGGCTACATCTTCGTCCTCGATTCGAACGGCCACCTCTGGTATGCCCCGAGCGGCGTATATACACTCTATCTCGTGGCTGGCCAGACCGTGACGGCAGCCGCAGGAAATGGCTTGTGCGGTTTTGAAAATTCCAATGGCACGGAGTATTATCTCTTCGTCTATCGGAATCAGTATATCGACGTTTTGAAAGCGACTAGCAACACCCAACTTCAAGACCCCGTCGGGCAATCGGCGTGGACGAACGGGTGGCAAAGCATGAACGCGGGGGCGGGAAGCGGTGCGCCGCATCATTCGATTACCACGCTCGCTGGCTTCACCTATTTCACCGATACGCGGTATGTGGGATCAATCAATGAAAAGGCTGGCCAAGTTTTTGACCCAAGCAACGGCTCGACCTATACCTATAATAACCAGGCGCTTTTCACGCTGAACGGCGAGCAATGCACGTGGCTTGAATTGCTGAACACCCAGCTCCTCGTGGCGGGCGGCACGTACAATTATATCTACGTTTGGAATCGCACCGATCCCACGTTCAGCTCGCAGTGGGTCGTGCCAGAAAACAATGTGCTTCGGATGAAAAATATCGGCAATGTGGTTTATATTCTCGCAGGTGCTCGGGGAAACGTGTATCAGTCTTCTGGCTATATCGTTTTGCTCACGGGAAAAACTCCCGAATGGATTACGCAATCTACAACCGCTACGCAGGTCGCTTTCGGTGGAATAGGGCAGAAGGGTGGATGGCTTATCTTTGGCCTCGGCACCACTGGCGCAGGAAACGGAGTGTGGGCCATCGACCCAACGGCTCCCCAATTTTCCACCATGGCTGGATTGGGCGGCAGACGTTTGTTTGAGAATCAGCTTGTGAACGGCACGGCCGTGACGACGCTCCTTGTGCCAGCGAATGCCACGCTGGTCACCTCTCAAGAGTTTTACTATTTAGGAGGTGTCGGGGAATTTTCCGCGATCACGCCAAACCGCTATTCGGCTTATGGCACCGCGCTCTACCAATCTGGCCTTCGAGCGGTCGGCAATAAAATCGTCAAGGCGAAATACTCTCGCCTTGAGGTCCAGCTCAACCAGCCAGGGCAGAGCGGCAATACGGTTCGGGTGAGTTGGAGGAATGCCATCTCGGGTTCGTGGACGGTGATGTCGGGCGGTTCGACGAATGGCGTTTTTGTTTGCGATGGCACTGTCACTTCTTTCACGCAGGATATCGGGCTTCACGATCTCGAAAATATCCAAGTTCAAGTGGAATTAAAAGGATCGGCGTCGGGGTCGAGCGCCCTGCAAGTAATGTCGGTAATTTTATACCCCTAACATGCAAACAGCACCTTCATCTCAAGACCCCGCGATCCCCATCTTGCAGAATCAGATGACGACCCTGCTCGCCCATACCCATGACGGCGTGAATTCGTTGCAACTCTATCCGCGCTATTTCCACGGCGTGCAAGTCACTGATATCGTCCCGACAGCGCCAGCCGAAGGCGGTACGTGGATGTTTTTTAACGACGGAACCCATCCACGGATGTATGCCATGCTAGGAGGAAGTTGGGTGAATCTCACGACACAATTAATAGCAGGGACTGGCATATCTCTTTCTCCGTCAAATGGAATGGGTCAAGTAACAGTTACGGCGACAAGTACTCATCTCACAAACGTTCGCGGAGGGGATACGGCAACGCTCAATAGCCATTCTGCATCCACAACTCACACCATCACGCACGGGCTTGGACGTACTGTTACGATGATCAAGGTATGGGCTACTCTTACGCCTAATGGAGTGCCAGGTGCTAATACGGATGTGGGATATGGCATAGGGGAAATTATGCTCGATGCTTCGGGTAACATCCTAGGTGGTTTGCAAATAGCGTTTTATAGCGGCAGCAGCGGCGTTTATGGAAACTCCTTACAAGTATTGGCCTCGGGTAGCGGACAAATCAGTGCGAGTACTGAAACGAGTGGGGGCGTTGCGAATATGAGCATCACTGCCAATAACGTGACCTCTACTACCTTTGATATCGTGTACACGGTAAGCGATAACGGGGGGGCTGGGGCTCCAACGCAAAATTTCACCGCCAATTGGATGGTCATGTAAAAAGCAAAGTCGAAAAAATGTTAAAATAATAATATGTTCATCAAAGGAAAATCACCCTGGAATAAGGGAAAAAATAAATATCAAAATCTTACTTGTCAAGAGTGTGGCGATGTTTTCGATTCTATCTCCCGAAATTCAACTCAAAGATTTTGTAGTCATTCTTGCTCTGGGAAAGCTATAAAAAATAGAGGTCAATTTGCAGTGGGTAGCGTCCCGTGGAATAAAAATAAACAGGGGCTTGTCCCAGCATGGAACAAAGGGATGATAGGTTTTCGCGCGGGAGAAAAACGGGATCCTAAAATCTATACTCACATGATTGGAAATAAATACGCCTATCGAGGGGTGGGTAGAAAAGATGAGCGCAACGATCCCGCTTATCAATCATGGTCGCGAGGCGTGAAAGTGCGCGATAACTGGACGTGCCAATTCAAAAACGAAAAATGCTTTGGTCACATGGTTGCTCACCATATTCTTTCATGGAAAGATCATCCCGAAGAACGCTATAACCTCAACAATGGCATCACTCTTTGCGAATTTCATCACCCGCGTCGTCGTGCGGATGAAAAAACTCTCGCTCCAGTTTTCCAAAAGCTGGTCAGCATAAAACACCAATAATTTGAGATCATACTCATCGGGTCTTGCGGCAGCCACGCGCTGGACCAAAACACAATCAGGTTCCTCCCAAGACCAAGCCGACCTCGCGGGCTATGCGAATGATATTTATAAGAAAATCTGCTCAGCGAAAAGCTGGCCATTTCTTGAAGGGCAAGCCGTCGCCTTGACGATCGCCTCGACGCAGTTCGTGCAGCTTCCGAATACGATCTGGCAAAACAAGGTGAAAGAAATCTCCGTCGTGCCAGTCGGCTCAAACATCCGCTATACGCCAAAACTTTCCCCTTCGCAGGAACACTGGGATCAGCTGAACCTCACTACGTTTGTCTCGGATATCCCCGAGTGGTATTACGTCTTCGCTGGCCAGATCGGACTCTGGCCGACTCCCGCATCGTCGAATAGCACGATCACGATCACGGGCGGTCTCCGTCCGATCGATCTTTCTATAGCTGATTATACGACTGGCCAAATCGTCTCGGTTGCGAATGGCGGCACGGCGGTTGTGGGAACGGGAACGTCGTGGACGGCCAATATGGCGAACCTGCTCTCGCTTTCCATCACGAACGGCACGGCCGCGAACTCTGGCGACGGGAACTGGTATCCTGTCGCTTCCGTGGGAAGCTCGACATCCCTTACTCTTCTCAATCCTTACACTGGGCTTTCGATCTCTTCCGCCACGACGAATTATATCCTCGGCCAGTTGCCGCTTCTTCCCGAAGCGTTCCAAGACATGCCGTGGAAGTGGGCGGCCGCGCAATACTGGATCAAGGAAGAAGACGAGCGTGCGAAACCATTCGCCGATTTATATAACACCGATCTCGTCATGCTGGTGCAGCAATTCAGTAGTGCAACAGACGCTGGGTACGTGATAGATAATGGGCAAGATCAGCAGATTTTGAATCCTAACCTCGTTATACATTTAGGATAATTTATGTTATAATAATAACATGAGCACAAAAGGAATAAAACAATCACCAGAACATATTCGCGCACGAGTGAAGGCTCGTCAGCGAAATGGTACTTACAAACATTCCGCGGAAACGCGAGCACGAATTTCTGCTATTCAAATTGGACGAAAGGTATCCGCTGAAACTAAGCATCGCCATTCCGTGGCCATGAAAGCAGCCTATGAGAACGATCCTAGCCTACGCAAAAAACGAAGCGAACAACAATTAAAATCCCATACTTTTTCTAGTAAGGGAAAGCGTTGGAATTGGAATGATGAAAGTAAGGCGCGCGGTCGGATTGCGCAAGCAGGCAAAAATAATCCTATGTTTGGTCGTCGAGGAATTTTATGCCCCGCTTTTCGCAATGCCGATGTAGATGAAAAAACAAAAGCTCGCCAAACACTAGAATATCGCCAATGGCGTAGAGCAGTTTTTGAACGAGATGATTTCAGATGTCTCGATTGCGGAGCGAAAAGCGGAGAAACGGGAAGGCATGTAGAATTGGAGGCAGATCACATTTATCCTTTTGCTTACTTCCCAAGATTACGATATCAACTTGAGAATGGTCGGACATTGTGCGCGGAGTGTCATCGCAAAACTTCAACTTTTGCAGGTCGAGCAAAAACTTTAACCTTCATAAACTAAAATGGCAACCACAATCACACCCACAATTCCTTTGGTCGGCGCATTCGGAAATGCTGGCAGCACGACTCCCCTCAATCTTGCGCCTATCGTGCCGCAGACTCCGACTGCGGGCGCTCCCAATCCTTCGGGGGTGGCTTCGGCGATGACGACAGCTTCCACGACTCCTGCGGTGCCGCAGATCGCGCCGAATTTAAGCACTTCCCTCTCGACGGCTTTGGCCTCCCTTTCGAAATCTTTGCAGAGCTATGTCGCGCCTTCGACTCCCGTCGTTCCCGCGACAACTCCTGCCGCCATGAGCCTTCCTTATTCTCAACCAGCAAATTCTGATAGCACGATACCATTCGCGTCGGGTTCGGGCGGTGGTAAAGCTCCCGCTGGCATGATGTACAACGGCCAAGGGCAACTTGTCCCAATAACTCCAGCGGTCCCGAACGTGACGACAAATTCTGGTGCAGTCGTGAATCCGAGCACGGGCGCCGTGGTAACGCCCGCGATACCAGCGACGGGATCCACTGGCACGACGACCCCGACGGTCACGCCGCCAGCGGGCACAACGGCTCCAGCGGGTTCAGTCTCTGCGGCCGAGGCAGCGATCCAATCCGACGAAGCGCAACTCGGACAGATCGCGTCAAACTATAACCAGTCGATCATCAATACCGACCAGCAAGGTGGCGGCATGGCATTTCTCACTGGCGAGCAAGCCCGTTTGGCGCAGGAAGAAACAACCCTCGAAGCTCCAATACAAGCCAAGCTGGCAGCTGACCAGGCAGTTCTTGGGACTGCACAACAGCAGAACACGCCGATCACGGTCGCTCCAGGCGCGACGGCAATCACGCCAGCGGAAGCCGCCGCCAACCCGAGCGTCCTCGGAACGGGCGCGGCAGGGGCGGCAGCAACGTCTGATCTCGCAACATCTCCCACTGCCCCGAATGGCGCCCCGTTCGATCCGACTTCCGCGCTCGACGTTTATACCCAGCAATATATGACGAGCGGCAATCTTCCGACGAATGCCCAAGCGCAAGGCATGATCAGCCAGATCATCGAACGCGCCAACCAGCTTTCCATGCAGCAGATCGGGCAGCCTTTCATAGCGGCGACGGCGCAGAACCAGCAAAGCTCATCGGCTACGCAGCTCACGAGCCTCCAAGGGCAGCAGTCACAGGCGCAAGCTTCCATGGCGACCATGTTCGGTGCGCCTACCAACGGTGCATATAGCGTCGGCGGCAATGCGCAACTTTTGCTCAACGGCATGACGGCGGCGGGATTGAACTCGAGCTCATTGCCCATCGCGAACGCGATTCAACAAGCCCTAGAAGAGAATCTCATCAACCCTGGACAAGCGGCGGCGATGAATAATTCGCTGAACACTCTGCAAAATGAATATGCGAAACTCCTCGTGGGCACTGGCGTCACGACCGATGCCACGAAAGCGGCGTCGAGCGCGGCAGTCCTTAGTACCTTGAGGCCTGCCGATCTTGCGCAAACTTTCCAGCGAATCATGAGCGAGGGCCAGAATTTCCTGACTGGCCTCGCCACCTCGATCTCGAATGTGCAGAACGGATTGAGTCCCTATAATTTTGGCGGCGCTCCGTCGTCATCTTCCACGACCCTCGGCACGAGCGGTGCGACCACTGCGACTACAGCCGCTTCGTCGGGCGGCTGGGCTTCCTTAGGCGATTAATACCATGCAAACCGCACCTTCCACCTTCGGGACGATGGTGGCCTCCGCCTTCCCGAACCCCACCCCGTCTCCAACACCCTCAACCACGCCAAATACCCCCCCAGCGCCCCAAAACGCCCCAGGTTCGAGTCCTGTCGCCCCGACGAACCTTGACCCATCTCTCGTCGCTTTGATGCACGCTATCAAGGTAAACGAGGGAGCGAACGGCGATTATACGGCCACGGGCGACGAAGGCACCGCCGCTGGGATCGCGATGTGGAGCAACGAGAATGCCCAAGGCGTTCCGCAACCTCTCGCCAATGGCGCGATCCCCGCGAATTTCCAGTCGATGGCAAAACAGTATGGTCTTGACCCTACTGATTTTTCCGCCGCCAATCAAAACCAGGTTCTTTATGCTTCTCTTGCGGCAGATAAAAAAGCTGGACTTTCCCCAGAGCAGATTTTAAGCAAATGGAATAGCGGCGATCCGAATGCCTATATGACGAATCCCGTTGAGAAAAGCGGTGTGAGTGCGACGGGAACCGAAAACGTGGCGATGTATGTGAAAAATGGAATGTCCGCAGCGCAAGCCTACGCGGCCGCGCAGAAAGCGAATGCCTCGTGGCAGTCTTATACCAATCCGAATGGCACGACCATGGGAACGGGTGGCGCGGCTGGTCCGCAAGGTCCGAATGCGCTTCAAACGATCGGTGGGGATATCTCGAGCGGCAACCTTGGCGGCGCCGCAGTCGATACGGCAAAGTCATTGTTTAATTTCGCATTTCCGATCGTGGGTGATCTCGTAAAAGACGTATCTGGCACGAATGATAAATCAGCTTTGCAGCAGCTGGGCGATGCGGGCATGTCCGCGCTCTGGTTCTTGCCTTTCGGTGATATTGCCGAAGGCCTCGGCGCGATTGCCGAAGGTGCTGGTCTGGCGGCAAAGACCGCAGACGCAGCTGGGGTGATCGGCACTGGCCTTGCGACGGGGTATGGCAGCGATGTGGCTGGCAATCTTGCCTCTGGGAAGACTGGCGCAGCTGCATTCACTCCAGGAGTCGGAACGCTCACAGGTGGCGCTCTCTCTGTGGCTGGGCTTGGCGCAGGTGCCTTGTATAACAAATTCTTAGGTGAGCAGAACGTCGTGGAGGATGTGACGAAAGCGTATAGCGACGCTGCGGGCGCGACGAAGACGATGGCGAAAGACGTCTCGGCCACCGCCGCGAAAGGGCTTGACCCCAATGCGGAATTTCTGGCTAATGCAGGTATCCCACCTGAAACAAAAGAAGTCAATGGAAAGATAATCTTCGACACTGGTGCCGCCTCCGCCTCGCAGCAAACCCTTCAGCAGCGCATCGGCGCCCTCTCTGATCTCCGCGATGCGGCCGTCTCACAAAGCGGCGCGTCCGTCAATTTTGATGATCTTCGTGATCAGATGCATACTCAGGCCGATCAGCAATTCTCTGGCACGGCTCGGGATGCCGCGCACGCGCATATCGACAACGAGATGGACGCGCTCGCGAAAGACCCGAAATATGTTCAGGATGAAAACGGAAATATCAGCGCGGGCGATGCCACGAAAATCAAGTCCTATTTCCAGGGCAATTCTGGGTACGATGCCACGCGCCCCTCGAACATTTCGCAGGTGAATAAAGTGATGTCGGGCGTGACGAAGAATGCCGTTGAAGACGCAGCCACCGCAGCTGGCGCCCCCGATGTGAAAGCTCTCAATAAAATCATCCAGCAACACTATGATGCGCAGGACTTCCTGACGAAGCTCGATGGCCAAACGGTCAAAGGTGGCCGACTCGGCGGATACTTCGCGCGAGCGACGGGCGCCGTCGTTGGCAGCACGCTCGGCGGCTCGGGCGTGGTCGGAAAAGTCCTTGGTGGTCTTGGCGGCGAAGAAGCTGGTGGAATGGTGTCGAAGTTCATGCAGAAACTCTCGACGGGCGGTCCGCTGTCCGCTGGCGTCCTCGGGCGCATGGCAACCGAAGATCCCGAGATCGTGCAGAAGTTCGCGCAGTATATCGGATCGGAAGGGTCGCCAGCCATCGCTGGCATGGTGAAACCAGTGCAGTCGACCGCTGGCGAGTTGGTATCAAACGCATTAAAGAGGTTGCCCGCGAGGGCGCTGGCCGCGACAACCCTCGGCGTCGCGCATTAGCTCGAAAGGCCTATGACCATTAAAATGATGAACGTCAAAAACACGATCTCGAACGAAGCGACGAATCCAATGAAATTGCCGAGGACGATAAAGATCACCCCCAATCCAAACATCATTTCCCAAAAGGCCTTTTTAACTTCTTTCATACAATAATTATAGCACGGCCATGGCACGCAAATTCTGTGAGAACCTTCATTGTCCGCAGCCCCTCTCGGCGCGGCGCCGCGTAGTCAAGTGCCGCATCGCTGGCACGCGCCATATGGCTTATCTCTGCGCGAAGTGCGAGCAGAAAAACCTTGAATATATGAGCATCATCCCCATCAATCCCCTCTTCCGAAAAGCGTTCGAACGCTTTATGAAATATGTTAGAATAAAGATAGCGGCGGGTCGGGAACCGCCGACGGTCTTTGGTCGATTATCGGAATAAAAAATAATCAATTAACCAAAAAACTATGGTAGAAATAATTTGTCAAGATGGCCATGTCATGAATGGCGAAGTATGCGATCGCTGCGGCAAAGGTCCGCAAGTTGATCCTATGGCGGCAATCGGCGCGGATCCGAAGCCTATGGCCGCGCCCAAACCGCAGCCAGAGGAAAACGGCGTCTCAAGCGATGCCAATTTTTGGGAGGGTGATAATTTCAAGCCAGGCGCCATCCAAGATGAGCCTGACGATCGGGATTATGAGTATTCGGAAATAGCGGGTGCGTCGGCGCCCTTCGATTGGACGGCTGGGTACGATATCGAAAAACAGCTGGGCTTCGCGCTCACGCCGAATAACCAGAATGGCTCTGGCAGCTGCGGCGGCCAAGCGTTCTCAAAGTATGATGCGGTGCAGCGGACGCTTATTGAAAAAGCGCCCTTTATCGAGCGCAGCGCAAAGTACCTTTATTCGCAGGTGTTCGCTCCCGCCGGCGGGTCGGGTGGCCGCGCCATCGGCGGCATCCTGACGTCGCAGGGCTGCGCCCGCGAGCAGTTCTGCCCGAGCTACGATAACGGGCAACCGCCAAGCGAGGCGTTTATGGAGCAGGTTCAGGATATAACCCCCCAAGCCCGGCAAGACGCGCCGAATGCCCAATCGCGCTCCTATGCCACAGTGGCAATTGATATCGATTCCATCGCGCAGGCGATCCGCGATAACTACGGCGTCGTTCTCGGCCTATATGGCTCGAATAACGGCACGTGGGGTTCGGCATTCCCGACTCCTCCTGTCGCCACCGATACGAAATGGTCGCACTGGATGTATTTCGGAAAGGCATCAATCCAAAACAATAACAAAGCCGTCGCTGGTCTCCAGTCGTGGGGCGTTGGCATCGGCCAAAACGGATGGCAGTGGCTGACCGAAGCCTATGTGAATGCCGCAGTCTGGGGCGCATGGACGCTCGTATTCAATCCGACGCCGACACCCGACACGTTCTCTCATACTTTCGAAGTCGATCTCAATTTCGGAGAAAATGACGGCGAAGTGATCCAGCTTCAAACTGCGCTCGCAATTGACGGCGAATTCCCCTCGAGCGTGCCGACCTCTGGCCTGTACGGCAAGATCACGGCGGCCGCAGTCCTCGCGTTCCAAAAGAAATATGACATCGCTCCATCCGAGGAACTGTTGGCGCTTCAAGGAAAAACGGTCGGCCCAGAAACCAGGGCGAAGCTCAACGAATTGTTCGGTGCAAAGTCTTAAAATAAATTAACCTCAAACTTAAATGACAAAAAAAGAACAGGCATTTGTGTCTCTCGTTATTCGGCTCGTGGTCATCGGCGCAATCGCCATTTTGGATTATGTGAGCAAAGCGCTCACCTCTGGCGCGTTGCAACTTCCTGATCCGACAGTCACGGTTCCCGTCCTCGGTCTTATCGTTTCCGAAGCGGATACATGGTTGGTAAACTGGAACGGCACACAGCCGCCAGCAGCGAACGCAGCCGCGCCATCACCTCTTCTCACCAAACCAACTCCGTAGTTAAATAAAAATCCTCATGTGCTTCCATGAAGCACTTGCTGGTCCTGCTCGGCATCGTGATGGCCCTTCTGGCATTATCTAAGCCTCGGGTCATCACGATCACCGCGCATGCACAATCAGTGCCTACGATCCCTGCGTCTGTATCCCTCGACACGAGCGGAGAACACTTCTCCCAATTCGAGATCGACGAGATGCTTGGAATGTATGCCAATGACAACTTCACGGTCTTACGCGAAATAATAAAATGCGAAAGCCAAAACACGAACGTGGCGAGAATGGACTCAAACCATCTGATGAGCTACGGCATCCTCCAGTTCAACGGGACGGCAACATGGAATACTTTTGCCCCTCTTGCTGGAGTTACCAGCTCCGCCATGAACCCCATAGCTGCCGTCGAAGTCGCGGATTGGATGGTCAATCACGGACAGATCGGCAGGTGGACGTGCGCTCACCTTTTGCATTTGGTTAAATAGCAACCCGCCGCCATTCCGAGAATACCCAGAAGGCCCCGTAATATCAGGGCTTATTTGCCTGTGGATAACTCGCTTGCATAGCGGCAAGCCGCCATGTATACTAAATGTGTAGTAAAGGTCGCAAACAAACAATAAAACCATGGCAGAACGAAATAAAAGTTGGTGGTGCATTGAATGCAAGCATCATATCTGCGGAGGCAAATGCATTGTGCTCAAGTACGCCAAAAAGGAAATAAAAACAATAGCGGAAGCATTATATTCCGACAGCGCGTGTCAATGTAAATGCCATAAAAAAACCAATGAAGGAAGCTAAAAATATTGAAGAGTATTTTAACGAAAAGCGCGAGGCGCGGAAGCAACGTGGCTGGATCATCCCCGCTGCTCTCCTCGGCATCATTCTCGCATACGCGATAGTGCAGTCGATCCGATAAATTAACTGGCAGCGTTCACGAACGGCGGTACTCGGAGGGGTTCAATGGATGGGTCAAATCGACCGCGGTTCCCCATCCAGCCTCTCCGAGTTAAATAGCCGCGCTGCTTTAACAAAAAAATGATTACAATGAAAGACCTGAAAGATATGCCTAAAGGTCACGTCTTCGCTCGAGGAGAATTGATTGATAGTCCACAAGGCATCAACATAATGAATTCGGGTCAGATGCTTCGATGGGTGGCGTGCCGCGGAGATATTGCCGATTGGGCTATCTATTGCGCTCCCGCCAGTTGGGATTATGAGGAAGTGAAACGAGTTGGCGATAAGGTGCGAGATAAAACGAATATAAAAAACTGCGTTAATGTCGATGACGAAGTGATGGGAGTATATCGAAGATAATAAAATGCCCAAAGAAACAGAAAATGAAATGGACGCGCTCGAGAAGCAGAAGGGCAAGCTGATGCTCGTGACGAATTCACCGATCACGACGCAGCAGGTCCTGAAGATCTTCCAGCGCACACCGAAACAGCATGTCCACACTCGGCCAGCCAAAGGCGGCGGAACGTGGGACTATGTGACCGCGACCTACGTCAAAAAAGTGCTCAACTTCGTATTCGGCTTCCTGTGGAGCTTTGAAATCATGAGTGAGCGCGAGATTGGAAAACAGGTCGTCGTGCGAGGACGCCTCACGATCCTCGACCCGAAGACGCGCGAGCCGATGCTCGTAAAAGAACAGTATGGCCGCGCAGACATTAAAACACTCAAGGCGGGCGGCAACCTCGATATCGGAAACGATTATAAGGCCGCCGCATCCGACGCGCTCAAAAAGTGCGCCGCAGAATTGGGCGTCGCCTCCGACATCTATGGCAAGCAGGAGTTCCGCGACATCGGCATCGATATCGGCGGATCGCCTGACGCGCCGAAGAACGAGGCCGTCGGCATCCAACCCCAGACTGACCAGATCATGAAGCTCCTCCGCGCGATGAAAGTAACGCCCGAGAAGGACTTCGCAGCAATCAAAAAGGTCGCTAAAATAGAACTCAAGGATTGGCGTATGACGGAAGCCCAAGCTAAGCATGTCCTCGCCTCACTCCTCGCATACAAAAATGGAAAAAAGTAACGACACCATCAAGAGCAAGCCATATCCCGATGTGACGCTTGAATTCAATATCCCAAAGCACTTCTTCCTCGCGAATGGCGACCGCGTTGACTCCGTAACGCGCTATACGGGCGTCGTCGACAAAAGCCGCGCCCTGATGAGCTGGCAGGAAAAGCTCTCGCGCGAGGAACTCCTCAAACGATTCCGCGAAAATGGCATCCTCTCCGAGAAAGATGTGATCGAAGCGACGTCGCTCCATCGGGTCCGCAAGGAACAGGCCGCATCGCTTGGCACGATGGCGCACGATTGGTGTGAACACTATGCCTTGGGCGAGAAGCAGGATCTGCCCACCGATCCGAACGTGAAGAATGCGGTGCTCGCATTCCTGCAATGGATTGAAGCCGAGAAATTCAAGATCATGATGCCCGAAAAGCACACGTACTCGAAAAAATATAAGTACGCTGGCATAGCCGACGCGGTGGCGAAGCGAAACAAAAAGCTCGCCCTCATCGACTACAAAACTTCGAAAGGTATCTATGACGAGTTTCGATTCCAAACGGCCGCCTATCAGAATAACCTGATGGAGATGGGCATTGACATCGAAGAGCGGTGGATCGTGCAGTTCGATAAAGAAACTGGCGACTTCCATCCCCATCTCCTCGATGACTTCAAAAAAGATTTCGCAGCGTTCCTTGGATGTCGAGCCATCGTGCTGCGCCAGAACGAACTAAAAACATAGTAAAGCAACAACTCACCCTCGAGGACTTCCCCGACAAGATCGCCGTCACGATCGAGAACGGCTGGATCGTCGTATGGCTCAAAACCTGTCGCGTGAAATTCCGCAACTGGGCTACGCCAGCTGCGCCCCTCAATGCAAACAAAAAATAAAGAACCGCTGTCATGGTGCTGCAATTCGGAAATGTATCAATCGGGTGCATGCACGAATTGCGGCGCCGACGGGCGAACCAAACCAATGACTAAAGAAACATACGAATGGCTGGTGCGAGGAAACGACCTCGCGGAAGCTGCCCTCTGTGATCTCATCATAGCAATTCTGAACGAGCGCGAACAGTTTCTCGCCAAAGCATCTAATGCGGCGCGAGAGAATGGAAACGAGGAAGTGGCAACGGAAACCTATTGGCTCGCAATGGCCATAGGAAATAGAGCAGTCCCCTACGTCGAAGACTGGAAAAATTCACTCTAAAATAATGAACACAAACTATGATTTCCCTGTCGAGTTGCGCCCCGTCTATACCCTCGATAATGCGCTCGCACATATCGAAGTGCCTCATCGGAAAGCTGTGGTCAGGACCGACACGCAGAAAACCCTCGGAGTGGTATCGAACGATTATAAGATCCTTCGCCATGCCGACGCAATCAACGCCTTCCGTACCGCTGTCGGTGACCAAGCTAATGAAAAAAGCATCCATATCGTGAAAGGTGGCGCTCAAGTATACGCGCAATACGATCTGCGAGGCATCACTGGGCTAGTGAAAAAAGGTGATGTGATCGGCATGCGATTGACTCTTAAAAACTCCTACGACGGCACGAATTCCTTGCAGATTATGCTCGGCGCTCTCCGCCTCGTATGTGAGAATGGTATGGTGATCAGCCGCGGCTTCTTAGGCCTTTCCCAGAAGCATATCGGCGAACATGCCGAAGTGAAGCTTGCCGATATCACCGAACAGATCGCAGTCTGCGCCAATCAATTCCATAAAACTCTGCCCGTCATGCAATTGATGGCTCGCACTCCCATTACACTCGATGAGATGTCGCTTTTCGCAAAGGAAAGCATCACCCTTCCCGAATATCTCCGAGCCGCTGCGGTCGGCGCCTATAAAAAAGAATCTGACCGCACTGTTTGGGGATACTATAACGCCCTCACCTATGCCATCACTCATGGCATGCATCGCGAGACGCCAGCGACTGCCATCAACTATGGAAAAGTCGCGTGGGCTTATGCACAAAAAATGCTCTCTTAAAATAAATTATAACCACCATGGATCTCAATAAAGCAATCATCGTCGGCCGCGCCACAGTGCAGCCACAAGTAAAAACGACCCCGAGCGGTCAATCAGTATGCTCATTCGGAGTGGCGACGAATCGCCGCTGGAAAGATAAAAACGATCAGCCACAGGAAGAGGTGGAATTCCATAACATTGTGCTATGGGGTCGCACGGCCGAAGTCGCTGGCCAGTACGTGACGAAAGGCGCGATCGTCCTCATTGAAGGGCGGATCCGCACGCGCAGCTGGAAAGACAAAGAGGGTAACGATAAGCGCACGACCGAGATCATGGGGGAACGCCTCCAGCTTGGTCCAAAGCCCCAGGGTGCCACGGGAACCGCCCCTGTTGCGAAGAAAGCCGCACAGAAGCCAGCTGACGCCCCTCCTCTCGACGGTAACGAGGAAATCGACGTAGATTCGCTCCCCTTTTAGAGTTATGCACAGATTGTGCTTCTAACTATTAAAACGGATGTGATAGAATTGAGATATGGAAAAAAGATGTCGAAGGTGCCAAGTCGAAAAACCTATAGATCAATTCTATTCACATCCGCAGATGTTTGATGGTCATCTTAATATCTGTAAGGAGTGTACGAAAAGAAGAGTTGCTATCTACGCCCAAACTCCTGCTGGTAAATTGGTTGAGAAGAAGAGAGAACAAACTCCAAAACGAAAAAAGTGGCAAGTGGCAAATCAGAGAATTCGTAGGGTAAAAGATAGATTGAAAATTCGCGCGCGGAATTGGGTCAATAACAACCTCAGGAAGGGATCGTTGGTCAAAAAGCCATGTGAGAAATGTGGCGCTCTAAAAGTGGAAGCGCATCATCCCGATTATAATTTTCCCTCCAAAATTAACTGGCTTTGCCCTACTCATCATCGCGCAATCCATGCTCAATTTAAGCGAAAATACTTACCATGAAAGGCTTTGATATCGAGATAAAGAATAATCTTCTCGAGCCGAAACATGTCGAAGGAATGGGATCTGCGGTATGGCTCTATATGCTGCTCGTCGATAAATTAACTTCAGTAGATGAAAAAGGGATCGGAAAGGTTCTTGGCGGGAAGCCGCTAAAATATGAGGATGACATAAAGAAAGAATTGGGAATTAGTGAAGATACGTATGGACGATGGATTAAAAAACTTATGGAATATCCCTATATTATCACCACTCGAACTCCCTACGGTATCTCGTTTAAGGTATTGAAAGCACATAAAAAATTTAAAAAGAGAACCCGCGAATCTGCGGTATCTCACTCCGCGGATGTGCGGAATCTCTCCCGCGAAAATGCGGAATCTAATAAGACAGATACAGTAAGAGACAATATCAGTAAGACCTCGCCGCGCGGCGGCGTGACGGGAGAAATGATATGGATGTTTCGAGAGGTGAATCCGAGCTATGAAATTCTTTATAATCGAAGGCCACAACATAATGCGATTCGAAGAATGATTGAAAAGCATGGCGAAGAAAAATTAAAAGCGATCATCACCTTCCTCCCCCGCAACAATGCGACGCCCTATGCGCCGAAGATAACCACCCCGATGCAGCTCGAGGAAAAGATGGGTCAGCTGATCGCACACTGGCAGCAGGAAAAACAAAAGTCAAAACCAACCAAAATAGGAGTAATATGAAAATCTTCAAAATCGTGCTCTCAACGGGCGATCCGATAGCGATCTACGATCAGGAACTTGCGGGCATCCTCGAAATGATTGAGTCTGGCCAATACAAACTTATCAGGACGAAACGCGGCGTATTCAACCCGAGCTTCATGGTATCGATTGTGGTCCACAAAGAGCTGATGGTCGAAGTCAGCGAAGAAGCGAAATATGGGCATGAGTTCAGATTGCCCAGCCCATTCGCAGATGCAATCGGCGAGTTGGGTGACAAAACAAAAATGCTGAAATGAAAAATCTCACCGCAGAAGTCCATGATTTTTTGAAAGCCGATCCGCGCTTCCGCGAGCGCGAAAAGAAAAATCGCGGCATCGGATATCTTCTCTCGCAACGATATCCATTCCTGCGAAACATTGACCTTGGCATCTTGGCGGCCGTGATCGAAGATGCTGGCGCAATGGATCGTTATTGGCGTAAAATTCTTCATGAGTATCCCGAACTTCGAGGGTCGGATTATAACGACAAGGCCGCGCTCGAGGAGATCAAGCAGATGGAACTCGGCTACGGCCAGCAGCCATTAATAGAAAAATGAAACCATCCTCCGCAAAAGCTAAAGGAAAACTTCTCGAAGACTATGTCGCGGATCAAATCATCGCGCATGGCCTCGACAGCCGCGCACGGCGCGATGGCGCGAGTGGCGCTGGCAACCGCGAGAAGGGAGATATTATGACCTCTATGCAAATCTTAGGGCAGAACGCGGGCATCGAATGTAAAAATCAAGCCTCGCTCGCGATCCCTGAATGGTGGCGCCAAACAAAGAAGCTCGAGATCCTCCAGCGCGAACCCGTTCTCGCATTCAAGCAGTACGGCGAAGGCCTCGACGAAACGAAAGTCGTGATCTACCTCGAGACCCTCCTGCAACTTGTCGCACGCGCGAATACAGCCGAGGGAATCACCGCGCAGCCGACTGATAACACCGAAAGCAACCGAAAATTGAAATGGGCGCTCGCCGATTTACGAAATTCCGCTAGCAAAGTTATGCACTTATTAGAAAATTGACTTATGGCGGCGTGTCGCTATACTGAATATGACGGTGCGAGGCAGTGATGGAGCTGGTTTACCATGGCTGACCCTCCTGACGAAATAGCTCGCCATGACGCTGCACCTCCCGTCCAAAAGGTCGCAACAATAAAAAATACCATGAAAAAATTACTGACAGGAATATTGGCCATCCTCATCATCTCGCCAATGTTCGCGCACGCGCAATCGGTTGATACATCGCAGATGACCAACACGCAGCTCCGAGTGTATCTGATCTCTCTCATCGAGGAAGTGGTACAATTACAAAATAAACTTCTCACCATGCAAAGCAAACCAACCACCGAGTCGCCATCGACTCTCAACACGTCTCCAGTCGGTCAGAGCACCACGCTAGCGCCGGCGCCAGTCGTGTTGCCGCCAGTGCAGCCGCAAGCCACGCCCGCGCAGGATACGGTCGTTGCCACGGCGCCCGCTCCACAATCTGCGGGCTATTCGATCAATATCGTCGTGTGGCCAGGTCCGATCCCCGCGGCGAATGTCACGCAGACCTTCGTCACCAACCCGAGCCTCACGAGCTGGGATCAAGATACGACCGACAACAGCCATGTGAACATCGGCGCAATCCTCCTCGATCCGAGCGGCAAGCCCGTCGATAACGCCGTCATGACGGTGGTCACCGATGACCTCTCGCAAAATATGAGCATCAACGGCACTGGCAATATCTATGGCCGACCCGCAGTTGCCTATTACAGCTATCACTACGTTTTCAAAACGAGCGGAGCGCACACCATTGTATTCTCTGCAATGGGCGCGACGAACTCGGTCACTCTGCAGTCAAATTAATTAATAACCTCATGCCAAAAGAAAATATAGTCCTCACCGAAAAGGAAAAGGACATCGCGATCCGCGCACTCAACCTGCTCCAGCAGGAAACCGCGAAAGTTGGCGTCAAAGCTGACGATCTCGGCGCGAAAGAATCGAAGACGGGTGCAACAAAGTATCTCGGAGAAATCGACGCATTAAAAACGAAATTCCTTTAACCATGACGCAACGAGCTGAAAAAACCGAGAAGCAAAGAACGATACAGCAAAATCGAGCGCTTCATTTATACTTCCAGCTCATTGCCGATCGGCTGAATGATGCGGGACTCGACATGCGGGTGGTTCTAAAACCCGAAGTCGAGATCCCATGGTCAAAGGAATCGGTGAAAGAATATCTATGGCGGCCGATACAGAAAATTTCGTTGCGGAAAAAAAGCACGAAAGAATTATCGACCTCTGATATCGACAAGGTCTATATGACCCTGAACCGATTCCTTGCGGAAAAGCATGGCGTGTCGGAGCCATGGCCTTCGTTCGATGATCTTCTCGAAAGAATGGATCTATGAACGCGCGTTGCATGATGTGCGGAGCAGCGATGGTGACGGGTACATTCGAAAAGCTCGTATTCGAAAAAACGACGACCGATATCGTGGACGCTCGAGGGTATTGGCTGGTGGAGAAAAAAATGTGTTTTCCTTGTATGCGCCTCTATACTTCAGAATTGAGAGCTATCCACGTGCTGGATGCTAAGTTATCCAGACGTATCCCCTCATAACCTAATGCTATAATGAAGAAGTCAAAGGTCGATAAAAATACCAATAAAATTATGCACTACAGAAACGGTAGGGAAGCAAAAAACGGCGACTTAATCGTGAGCTTGGAAGGCGGCAAAATAAAGGCGTTTGGTGTATTACATAGTGCCACGCCTGGAAATGATTACTGCAACGGCTTAATCGCGACAGTGCAAGCGGTGAAGGAAGGAGCTTGTATGGTGGATGCTTTACACATTGATGATGTCGCGGCACTCTTGGCGGAAAAGGGACTTGATAAACGCCCCGAAGGTAAATAGTGTCTATTCTCTCGCGACTTCAAGAATTAGGTCGTGAAGGGATAGGCGTGGAGTTATCCACGGTGGCGGCACGACGGCATCGGGGGTATAATTAATCCATGAATAAAAAACAACGAAAAGCGTTCGCGCAGGTTGGCGGACGGGCGGTATCGAAAGACCGCGAGCATATGGCTGAAATTGGACGCAAAGGTGCAGCCGCGCGATGGGGCAAAAAGGTCGTCAAAAAGAAAAAGAAATAACCATGTCAGATACCAAACCAGAAGTGTCCGCGCAGGAAGCTGCGGCCGCGAAAGAGGCGGAGTTTCAGGGTCGGGTGAAAGAGTTCAATGCGGAGATGATGCCCTTATTGAAAAAATATCGCCTCGGAATCGGCGCGTCGGCATTCTTGATGCCTGACGGCCGCGTAGGCGCTGGTCCGCGCCTGTACGACGACACGGCAAACGTGGCAAAGCCAGCGGAAGCTGCTGCGCCCGCAGAGCCAGCGTCGGCAAAAATGTCGGAAGGATAATATGGAATTCATCGCTGGCATAATAGTCGGGGTTCTTCTTTCTCTTCTCGTGGCAGTCATCGTACTAGCCATGATCGGAATAAAGCAGCAAGCCGACGGCACGAAAAAAATCGTGATGAAAAGCATCGATGAAGCGATCGGAGTAAAGCCGAAAGGATTTATTTATATGCCTCCCGATGAAGATGAAGAAGCGCGAGCCGCGAAGATCGCAGAAAATCAACGAAACGGACGAACCACAAAATTATCAGACCTATGAATAAAACAATCATTCCATTGGGCAAGCACGTGACAGTGCGCCCCGCGCCAGCCGAGTCGCGTGAAAGCGCCGCTGGCATCATCACTCCCGCCAACGAAAAGATGAAGGATAAGTGCGAGGGCACGATCGTGGCCATCGGCGACGAAGTCACTCATCTCAAAGTCGGCGACGAGATCATCTATGAGCAGTATTCGAACTCAACCGAGATAAAGTTCAGTGGCAGTAAAAATGAGGTCGATCTGCTGATACTCCATACGGACGATATCATCGGGAAGTGGTCAGAAAATAAAAAATCTAAAAAATAAAATCATGCAAGAATCAACATCCAACGATAAGGTGCAGGGATCGCGCGTAAAAGACCCATTTGTTTACCAGAAGGCATCCGAAACTCAGTCCGCGAAAATTCAGGAGATAATGGCGGCAGCTCAGTCCATGAGTGCCGTATTGATGACACTCACTCCTTCTCGTGAATCCTCTCTCGCAATAACGAAGCTTGAAGAGTGTGCGATGTGGGCAAATAAATCAGTCGCTTTTAATTCTCAATAGCCATGCCAGAAACATTTACGAAAGATGAAATTTGGGAAGCAGTATTGCAGATGGGCGGCGAGCAGGAAGATTTAACGCCCGAGGAAGCCGAAAAATCTAAGTCAGAATTTTTCACCCTCCTTGATGGAATTGCGAAAAATCGTAAGCCAGCGGAGGCTGGAACGGCTGATGCGAAGCCCGAGGAAGCGGCTGCCGACGGCGAGAAAAAGGAAGATGAGGTATGATTGCCGCTATGGGTTGCCGCATGACACCATGATCCTCGGCGAAGATGCGAGCGTGAAGGTGGAACGATGTAAGCTCTGCCGCAAAGTGTTCCGCTGGAAGAAATTCAACGGCCGCGTCAACAACGTCGAATATCTCAAAGTCCATGCCCGCAATTTCGCGCAGCATGACGGCCGAACCAAGCAAATCTATATGCGCCTTTACCGTCGTGATGAATGTAAAATCACTTTATCTCCCCGATGACTGGATATTGGACTGGTAAAAAACTATCTCCACAGCATCGCAAAAAGCTGGTTGAAAATCATCGCGGGCGTACAGGCCAACCTCATACCGAAGCCACCAAAAAGAAACTTGCCGCTATTCATCTAGGAAAGCCAAAGCTCTCGATTCGGGGAGTGAATCATCCTAATTGGAAAGGGGGAATCACTCCTAGTCAATTGCAAGCTAGACATTCTCTTGAATACAAGACATGGCGCAGAAATGTGTTTGAGAGAGATAAATATATTTGTCAACAATGCGGTAAGCCAGGACGTCGAATTGAAGCTCATCACATCCGCCCCTTCGCCATCTTCCCCGAATTACGCTATGAGGTTAATAACGGCCTGACGTTATGCAAAGAGTGCCATAAAAAAATTCCTAAACCATGAGCCAAACAAAAACCGAAATAGTCTCGAATCCGTTTCCCATTATAAAGTCCGCCGTCGACAGGATGGCGAACGCCGTGAAGCCGACGTATGGTCCAGCGGCAAATAAAGTCATCATCTCGAAGACCACCCATTTTCTCGTGGTCGATGACGGCGTCCAAATCGCACGCGACGCTAAATTCGAAGATCCGAAAGAGGATGCCGTCTTGAAGCTGATACGCTCTACGGCCGTGAAGACCAACGATCGTGCTGGCGATGGCACGACGTCCTCGATGATCATGCTGCAAGCCATCATCGATCAGGTATCAAAACGTACTCGGTGGGAAGGCCACAAGATCGAAGCAGAACTGAAAGCCGCCAAAGATGAGGCGGTCGCACAGTTGCGTGAAATGGCGAAGCCCGTCAAATCCCTCGATGATCTCCAAAAAGTGGCTCGCACGAGCTTTAACGATGAAACTATCGCCAATACTATCGCCTCAACGTGGCATAAGCTCGGCGCCGAAGGCGTGGTCACGGTGCAAGGCGGCGTGGGCTATGACACGACAGTCGAAATGACCGAAGGCCTCAAATTCTCGCGCGGTTTTATTTCGCCATATATGATCACGAATGATCAGCGCATGGAAGCTGTGGTCGAGAAGCCGTACATCCTCGTGACTGATTACCGCTTGACGGAAGCTGGCGACGTCATTCCTATCATGGAACTCCTCGCGCAGCAGAAAATCATGAGCCTCGTGATCATCGCCGAGAACATCGAACAGTCAGCTCTCGCCACGCTCATCGTGAATAAGATGCAGGGCAAGTTCCTCACGGTGGCCATCAACACTCCGCCGGCCGAAAATCAAACGCAGCTCCTCGAGGACATCGCAACACTCACGGGCGCACGCATGATCTCGATGCACAAAGGCGATAAGTTCCAAGATGTGCAGCTCGCCGACCTCGGCCGCGCTGATCGTTTTATCGCATACCGCGACAGCTCCGCGATCGTGAAGCCGAAAGCCGCGAAGAAAGTCGTCGATGAAAAGCTTGCAGAAATTAAAGCATCACTCGAGGCAGAAACCGATCCGAAAGTGAAAGAATCAATCTCGAAGCGCATCGCATTTTTCTCGAGCAAGATTGCCGTCATGAAAGTCGGGGCCGCGACGCAGGAAGAGCAGCGTGCGTTGCAATATAAAGTTGAGGATTCTGTCAACGCCGTGAAGGCTGCTTATAAAGGCGGCATCGTTCCTGGCGCTGGTCTTTCCCTTGCGCGTCTCAAGACCTCGAGCGAGATCTTGAACGAAGCGTTGCAATATCCGTACCGCCAGCTCATGGATAACATGAGCATGGATCGCGAGCCCAATCTGATCGCTTCGAAGTCCTGGGCAGTCAATGTTCGCACGGGCAAAAAGGGTCCGTTTATGCAGGTAGGAGTCACGGATCCCGTCGACGTTCTTATCGCTGGTATCGAATCAGCCGTCTCCATCGCCTCGTTGCTCGTCACAACGTCTGGCATGATCGTCGAATCAGTCGTCGATATAAAACACGAATAGCATGAAAGATAAGCACGCTCGCGATTCAATCGTAAAACTTGCTCGCATCCTCGGCATATCAGCTACTATCGATTATGACGGCAGCCTCGGAATCGATAAATGGTCAAATCTCGATGGTGCCGATCCAGAAAAGCGTCCGATGACCCGCGCAGAAGTGAAAGAGAAATGGAAGAATCATATCGAGAAGATGCAGCAATGGGTCGATGACAAGGAGAAGGAAATTTCGGAATTGAGATCATTGATCTTCATGTTGGCGGGGCACATGGATCTCGAATTGTTTGAGGGAAAGGAATTTAGGCCGAAACAAAAAATAAAAGCAAAAAAATCTCATGTCAGAAACTAACGATCAACCATGGTGGATTAAAATGACCGACGAGGAATACCTCACGTCGCTGGTCCAGCCTCTCTGCGACTATCCGATCTCAACCGACCGCAAAGTCGATGAGATGGGCGTGCTGCTCTCGCTGCGCGTTGACCTGCGGGATATGGGCAAAGTCGTAGGCCGTGAAGGCGCGACGGCGAAGTGCATCCGCCATCTTCTCCGCAATTTCGGCGCCCCGCGCAATGCCCGCATCAATTTGAGGATCGAGGAACCCGAGGGCAGCACGCATGTCCGTAAAGATAAAAACCAAAACGATGAAGGTTAAAAAAGTAAAAGCAGAAGAGGTAAAATTAGGAGAGGACGTGATGGAAAGTCCGAGGAAGGTGATACGTATCGAGATTACCGAATTGGGAAAGCGGCGTTTTAAATTTGATACCGGAAAATCAGCTATTTTAAACGATGGCGATGAGGTCGAAGTCTTGGTAGAATAAATCCATGCTTCACACCCAGCGGACAAAAAATATAATAGGGAAAGCAGTGGCCGCGAACGCCGCAAAACGCCGAGATATAATACTCCAAGAACTTCGGCCACTTTTAATCATGGGCATGACGATCTCTAAAGCATGTGAACGCGTAGGAATTTCAACGCAGACATATTATAACTGGTTGGAAAAAGTACCAGACTTAATTGATGAAATTCGTCAAATTCGCTTAGACCCATTGGTAAAAGCTCATCGCACGTGGATTTTCGCAATCGAGAACGGAAACGTAGGCATGGCGTGGGAATATATGAAGCTCAAAGAACCTGATGAGTTTAAAGTTTTGCCATCAAAGGTCGAACTCTCAGGAAATGTTTCATCAGATTCTGGCGATACCAATCCGAAAATGGCCGACGCTATCGCGGTGGCCGTGACGGATGAATTGCGCCGCAGGAACATTGAAGCGAATAAAGACGATGGAAAATGACACATCAAAACAATGCTGGAAAGGCTACCACGGCGACTGCGAAGCCAAAGAGTGCGCGTGTCGGTGCCACGAAGAGTAATGATTTTCATTTAGAGAAATCGCCTCTTGGATGGCATTTCAACGGCAAGCACGAGGTGCCACTATTCTCTCTATGGGATTATTTGGAAACAGGAGATAGTACGCCGTTGGTGCAGACATATTATAAGCGGCAAGCATTGAAATGGCAGGTCGCATTTTGGATCGCGTTCGCTGGCTTCCTCGCGGTGTCAGCTATGAGCTTAATCAAATGAACCCCCATGCCATCCCTTAAACACGAAACATGAAACAGAAGAAGTTATCCAATTCGGAAGTGATGTCAAAATATCCAGTTACTCGATTTTTTAGATGGTTGAGGTATAACTTGAGGTTGTGGAAATCTCAAGACAATGATTTTCAACGCGGATATTATCGCGCACTATTTGATGTAAAAAGTTATGCCAAATGTTTTAAGGAATTAGAAAACGAACTTTAACTTCCATGACCAACTTTAAAACTGAAATCGAGGAGATAGAGAAGCGGTTTGATGAGAAGTTCCCTTTGATTTTCGTCAAACAGCATAAAGACGGCACTGGCAATATGAGTTGTCGAGATTCAGATGTCAAAGCATTTTGGAAAGAGGAACTCCCCTCCCTGCTTTCCAAGTTCGCGGGGGAAATTAACACGCCAGAAAAGGAAGCACCCGACAAGGACACATTCGCGCAAGAATATTTGGGAAAGACAATCACCCCCGTGAACCTCTTAGAAATTATCGCGGTAGGAAAAGCAAACTCTTGGAACGCCCACCACCGTTCCGTAGCGGAGAAAGCGGAAGAAATTATCAAACAACTAAAATGAACCCCGAAATAACATCATTCAGCGATATCGATCATCTTCCTACGAGCGAAGCTCCCGAGCCGCCGCGTATGAAAATGTCGCATGACTTGCCACCGATGCTCGACGCTATCCGCGCGAACGGCATGAATCCAGTCGTCGAAAAGACATGCTTCACGTATGGCGACGTGATTTATAATCCAGGCAAATTGAATGTGCCGCCCGATATGTTCGTCCACGAAGAAACGCATAGCTTCCAGCAAGGCGGAAATCCCGCCGGCTGGTGGTCCCGATATCTGACTGACCAGTGGTTCCGCATCGATCAGGAAGTCGAGGCGTTCGCGGTTCAATACGTGTGGTACGGCCAGCACGTGAGCCATGACCGCAATGCCCGAGCGCGATTTCTATTTAAATTGTCTGCGCTCCTCGCAGCTCCAACCTATGGCAGCGTGATATCGTCGACCCCTGCACAACGAATGATCCAGGCAGCAGCTGGAAAAGTAAAACTATGACGAAAGAAGAGTTTTATAAACGATATGCCAATCTCCCGCTCGGCATCCGCGATAAAGTGGTTTCGGTGCGCTATTTTGGCATGATGACATGGTCCGATATCTATCGGTATATGCATGAGCTGGATGAGAAAATGCGCCCACACAAAATCGATCAAGATGATATACTGAAAAAGATAACGACTATCTTAATAGCGGCTGACTCATTAAATCCATGAAATGTAAACATCAATTTTTCGGAGTGCTCGATATCTCTAAAATGAACAGCCCAGCTGGGAGTGGTGTTGCTTCGACTGGAACCTATCCAATATCGTCGCATAGCTTCACACAGGGGGTGCAGGTAGTCTGTGCTGATTGCGGCGAAGTGCGAGCAATCTATGCCGACGGCGAAGTTCGAATTATCGTTGATAAATCAAAAACCTAATGCCAATCACCGAAATATCAAAAGCTACTCCTGCAGACGTCCTGCAAACTGATATTACGGCGTGGATCGATTTTAACGAAATAAAGAATGAAAAGGGCGACCTCATTGACCTCACGAAAGAGCATTATTTTCTGGCCGACATCTTCCGCGACTCATCGCAGTTTCTTGTTGTGCTTAAAGCCGCCCAGATCGGCCTCTCTACTCTCGAGATCCTCAAAAACTTCTATGATGCATTCAAGCAGAAGATGGATATTATCTATACTCTGCCGACGGACAGTGACGTAAACCTCTTCGTCGGCGGGAAGGTGAACCGCCTCATCGCGCAAAACCCTCCCTTGCAAAGCATGGTGAAAGACGGCGACTCCATCGAGAAGAAGCGCGTCGGTTCATCGATCATTTACTTCCGAGGCACGTGGACGGCGAAGTCTGCCATCATGATCACCGCAGATCGCCTGGTCCATGACGAAAAGGACAGCTCGAAGCAATCGGTCGTGAAAGATTATGAAGCGCGTCTGCAGCACTCAAAGCTGAAACAAAAGCACGTATTCTCCCATCCCTCGGTGCCGAACCAAGGCGTCGATGTCGAGTGGCAGATGAGCGACCAAAAAGAATGGTTCATCGTCTGTCCGCATTGTAGCTTCGAACACTACCTCGCATGGAACACCGAAGATCCGCGAAAGATGAGTGTTGACCTCGGTGCGCGAGAATTTATATGCAAAAAATGCCACGGCACGCTGCGGAAGTCCGATCGCGCCGTTGGTCGCTGGCTTCCGCGCAAAGGACGCGAGAATCAGCCGTATAGCGGCTATCACATCTCCCTCCTCATGGCGCCATGGATCACCGCCGGCGAAATTGTCGACAAGTGGAATGACGTGATGGAAGCGCGGCAGACGATTGACTGGTTTTATAACAAAGTTCTCGGGCTGCCATTCGCTGGGTCTGGCAATGCAGTCTCCGAAGACGCCATCATGGGCGCATGGACGCGCGATAAGAATTTATATAAAGGCCGCATGATCGTGGGCGTAGACACTGGCGTCGCTCTGCGTTATGTCGTAGGCAACGAGCAGGGCTTCGTGGGCTTCGGCGAGATGAAAGGATACGTGCCGAACGCACAGCTCGGCATTACGCTCGAGCAATCATTGGAATACTGGTTAAAGAAATTTCCTGATTGCGTGATGGTGATCGACCAAGGCGGCGACATCATCGGCTCGCGCCAGCTGCAAAAACTTTATCCAGGCCGCGTATTCCTCTGCTTCTATGTGCGTGACCGCAAGACCCAGCAACTCATCCGATGGGGCGAGAACGACGAAAGTGGGCGCGTGCTCGTCGACCGTAACAATATGATCCAGCTCCTCATCGACGAATTCCGCGAGAAGCGATTGCACCTCTATGGCGGCGCGACGAAAAACGAGTGGTGGGATTACTGGCTGCACTGGTCCCATATCCACCGCGTGATGGAAGAAGATAAAGCCACGCAGAAAAAACTCTATACGTGGGTGCGCTCCGATCGCGATGATTACGTTCACGCATCGGTCTATTGCCGCGTGGGCATTGACCGCTTCGGAAAGAAAGGCGAGATCCTCGGCGCCGATCTCACGCCCGAGCCGAACAGCTACATGATGAATCCTGACGGCATATCGGTATCGTTCGATCCCGATGCCATGTTCCGCAAACCTGAAAAGGCCGTAAACCCATACGACGATCGCGATGACGGCGATTGGCGAGATCGATGATGGAATCCATTAATTATCTCCAAGTCGTCAAGGAAGAAATGGTGACGTTCACGATGCCGAAATCCCTCCGCGACAAATTCCTCATTATGATCCAAGGGGGCGTATTCGACGCGGAAACCGCCCGCGTTACGCTCAATTTCCACGAAGGCCACATCCAATCGATCAACGTTGACCGCCGCACCTATATCCATAAAGATATCCCCAAGACACGCACTTCCCATCTGCCGCCGCCATGATATACTTAAATCACCGATCAAGCGTCTCCCTTGACGGCATCCCACTACCTGCATTTTAGTTCGACCTTTGATGCAGGCACGGGATAGGGATCGACGGGTATAGATTGCAAACGTTCTTTCACAATGCGCTGCCGATGATGGCCACCGAATCGTTAAAAAGTGGCTGCCAAATTTTGTCAACGACAAAGTTACCCTGTCGCAATATCTTGCGACACATTCGCTCTTCAGTTCGCTGGCTCAGGAGAAAGCGAGTGTAATATAAGCTAGCAACAATTCGGGTCATGGTTGATACGATGTCGGCCTCGTTGACCGAACACGCAGCGTAGATGTTGTGATCAAACCTTGCAAGACGGCGGTTCGACTCCGCCCGATTCCACTATGCTAGAATAAAAGTAGCTCAAAGAAGGAGGAGCTATGGAAAAAAATGGAGCGCTTTATTGTGATGAATGTCACCTCTGCATCATGCGGCAACCGCATCGTACTGTTACTCGGGAGGCGAGTGCTACTCAACCTGCACGCACCATCCACTTTCACAACCGCGACAACACGGACTGCTGGTCGAAGGCACTTGCCAAGGCGCGGGCTGCAGCCCCGAAACAGCTAAATCTCCAGTTTGGGAAGGAGGTGGTCTAATGTCTTACGACGAACGTGTAAGGATGGCGCACATCGTCGAATTTCTGAAGATCGCCATCCTTAATTCCAATATCCATTTTGCCGCTATTGAACCTCTCGCCAAAATCCTCAATGAGCTTTCGGAGATGGCATATCCAGAAACGAAAGCTGCATAATCCCACCCCACGTGCAGCCGCGCACTCCCCAACGCGGCTATTCTTTTGTAAAGAAAAACACGCCCTCACGGCGTATTTTCTCGGTTGATCTGGCCGATAAGGCGACTTACGGTATGCGCCCTTGCAGAATATAACGGAAATGTGTTGTGATAGTTATGCCCACCCTATTGTTGACATCCTGAAATATGGTATTATAAAAGCAAGATCGGATCGCGCCGATCTGCCAATAATTTTAATATCTTAGCGGCTCCCACTTTGAATTAAAGCGAGCCAATCCTCTCACGAGGGTTGGCTCGTTTTCTTTCATAGCGGCCGCACCCCATCATGAACGTAGTCTTAGACGCATTTTATAGCCTCGGCCGCGACCTCAACAAAACGAAAGGAGGCCAAGGCGGAGATAGTACCCAGCAGGGCATCGTCTCCGAAAAAATGCCTGAGCTGACGCTCGACATGCCTGATGATGAAATCATCAAGCTGACCACAAAATGGGAATCCCGATGGCTCCAGTCCGAAGTGAAAGCGGACATGGATAAGAAAAGCCTCGAGAACGAAAATTATTGGAAGGGCTATCACTATCAGCGACCCGAAGTAGATAAGACGCGAGCGCTCATTGACAACGTCATCTTCGAAGCTCTCGAAACATTCCTACCTGCTGCCACTGGCGAAGATCCCGAGGCGATGGTTGAGATCAAAGGCAATCCGCCCGAGACGACCCCGCAGCAGGATTCGTTCGTGCAGTTCATCCACGAAAAGCTCGCGCAGATTTCCGACACCATCCGCTTGCGTTTGAAAACGAAGCGAGCGGTGCGCCATTGGGCGCTCGATCTCGTTGGCGTGATGAAAGGCGGCTGGGATGTGGTCCATGACATTCCGACGGCGAAAATTATTCTGCCATCGAAAGTCATTCTCGACCCGCAAGCGACGATCGACGAGGACGGATATACTGGCGATCCCATCGGTGAGTACCGCAAGATGGCGGCTGGCGCCATCATCGAAATCATCGACGGCGATAATGCTGGCGATGGCGCGGTGCAATATTTGAAAGATTTGGTCAAAGACGATCTCTCGACCGAGTTGCAGTTCATCGAATGGTGGACGAATGCCTATACGGTATGGACGATGAATAAAAAGGTTCTCTTGAAAAAGAAGAACCCGTACTGGAACTATCCGACGCAGCAAAAGCTGCCCGACGTCGAATCGTTGGACGACGAGGGCGAACCGATTCCGCCAGTTCCGTTGCCGCCGATCCCAGGCATCAACCACTTGGCCGCGCCAAAAAAGCCATACTTCTTCCTCTCCGTTTTTAATCTTGGCAAGCGACCGATCGACGACACGTCGCTCATCGGCCAGAACCTTTCGAATCAGGACATCATCAACAAGCGGATGAAGCAGATCGACAAAAATGCCGATTCTGCGAATAACGGCATCGTGGTCTCACTTGAGAAATCTGGCTTGACAACTCAACAGGCAAAAGGTGTAACGGAAGCATTGCGGAAAGGCGGCACGGTCGCCGTGCCCTCGGGTTCCGCACAGGAAGCGATTTACCGCCCACAACTGCCCGAGCTGCCAGCTATGGTCTATAACCAGCTGCAAGACACGCGTATGCGCGTTCAGGGCATCTTCGGCACTCAAGGCCTCTCCGCCCAGATGCCAGAAAAAGTCGAAACGTATCGCGGCGCGATCCAAGCGACGACGCTCGCCACCGATCGCATTGGCGGCGGGGTGGGAGAGTACATCGAGCAAATGCTCGACGACTTCTTCAACTTCTGCGTTCAGATGCTGTACGTCCTCGATGAGGAAACGATCGCGCAACTCCACAATCCGCAATTCCAGCAGGGTCCGCCAGCTCTCCATGTCAGCGTGAAGCCTGGCTCCCTCCTGCCGAAAGATTCCGTAACTCTTGCGAACCAAGCAATCGACCTCACGAAGAGCGGGAAGATGGCGCTGATTGATCTTTACAAAGCCCTCGATTATCCGAATGCGGAAGACCTCGCGGCAAACGTATGGCTCGAAGCCAACGCGCCCGAGCTGCTCTTCGGCGACAATCCTCTGGTCCAAAAAGCCGTGCAGATGAAATCGCAGCAAGCCGCACAGGCGGCGCAGATGGCGGTCGCCGCGCGGCAGAAAGAGAGCGAAGCCAAAGTGAGCGAGTCGATCGCATTCAAGGATCTCCCGCCTGATGGCCAAGCGCAGATGGCGGCCAAAGTAGGAATCATTTTGCATCCCGAGGGGATCGCGGCTCACGAGGAACACGAGAAGGTGCGCGAAACGGCGCATGAGGTCGTGAAAAAGGTCGTACAACCGCCCATCCAGCCGCAAGTTGGGGGCGAAACAAATCCAACACCATAATTATGAGAAAAGTTAAACCAAAATCGACGGATGAAGAATATGGCCCCCTGCGCACTAAAGGCGGGAAGGAAAAAATCTATCCGAAGATCCGCATTCACACCGATCATTTGCCCGAGGCGAAAGATTGGAAAGTGGGCGAATCCCACGAGCTCCACATGAAAGGCAAGATGGTCGGCCTCTCGCAGTCGAAGTTCCAAAACGAAGCGGAATTTGAGGTCACTCACCTCGAACCTCATGATAAAGATGATGAGGAAGAGGATGGTCGCGACAGCGATAAGGATGATGAGAAGAACGGGGATGATGACGAAAAGGTCGATGAGGGCGAAGAAAAAGAGCAAAAATAGCCATGGCTAAACTCACTACAGAAAAAAGGAATAGCTTGCCCGCTTCGACGTTCGCTGGTCCCCGTCGTAGTTTCCCGATACCGAATGTTTCTCATGCGCGGAACGCATTGGCGAGAGCGAGCGATGCTTCACCCAGCGTTAAGGAAATGGTACGCGCGGAAGTGCATCGACGTTTCCCGCAGATTGATAAGGATAAAAAATAAAAATATGCAGCACGGCTCGTAGACAACGTGCATCCTAAACAAATGTCTTCGCAACACTAAAACTATGAACGAGCATATCGAATTCAAACGCGAGGGACAAACCCTCGAGGATCTCAATAAGAGTAAGGAAGGCTCTGGTGCAGGAGATCAAACCGAAAAGAAAACTCCCGACAATGGCGACGATAAAGGTGCGGGCGGTGCGCCCGAGACCAAGCCGAAGCCATTCAACGAAGATCCCGAAGTGCAATCCTACATCCAAAGGCAGGTCGAATCTCGCCTCTCGGAAGTAGAAAAAAAGCACCAAGCGGATTTAGCTGCAGTTCGGGCAGAAATCGCAGCGGGCCGCAAGCCCAATGTCGATGCTGAAAAACCCCCGAAATGGTTTGGCGGGAATCAGGAGCAGTGGAAAGATTTTCAGACGTTTATCGAAGAGCGAACCTCGAAGAGCGGCGAAGGCGTAATAACGAAATTGCAGGAAAACGCCCAGCAAACCGAGCAAGCTCAGAAAGAAGCGACTGATTATCTCTTCTCCGAAATCGCCTCGATCCAAGCGGACAAAACGCTGAATCCGAAAGCGATCAAGATCGAACCTGAAGCTCTCTTGAAAGTTGCCCTCGAAAACGAGCTTATCGACACGAAAGGGCGGTGGAATTATAAAGCGGCATGGCGCATCCTGCGCCCTACGCTCGAAGCCGCAGCCCCGAAGGACAATGTCGATAAGGATCGCAAAAAACTCGCAGGTGCGAGCGTTGCGAACGACAAAGGCGCAGACCCAGGCGCCAAGCCCTTCAAAACCTCGGAAGACTTCAAAAAGAAGCGTCCGTGGTAGCACCAAAAGTCGCAAACAAAATAAATTAACTTCACCAATTTTATGGCTGAATTATACGGACAACGGATCCAGACGACGGTGCAGACCGAATATCTGCCTTACGTCGTCGACACGATCCTTCGCTCCAACGTTCTCTTCCAGCGCATTGTGCGAGCTGGCAAGGAATGGAACGGCCGCACGTTGCGCGTCCCAGTGAAGATCTCGAAGAACACGACGGGCACGTCCTTCCGTGGCTTCGATACCTTCTCCACTGCGCCGACCAACAATCGGCAGTTCATGGAGTTCACCCCGTCGTTCTACCAGATCACCTGTGCATTGCCTGGCGACGAACTTTCTGTGGCTGACACCGAGGACAAGGTCCTCGACCTCATGAAGCTCACCATCCAGTCGGACACGGAAGATATGGCGGACGATTTGGGCACCATCTTTTATTCGGATGGTACTGGTAACGGCGGAAAAGACCCGTTGGGTCTCACCGCGCTCGATGACGACGGCACGAACGTCGCAACGATCGGCGGTCTTTCT